GAAGAACGACTGATCGTCGAGCTGCTTCGCGGCGACACCACCCGTTTTGATCATGTTGAGCATGTCCGACGACTTCACCAGGCCGCCGGAGGCGACATAGGCCTGCGTGGCAAAGTCGAGCACCCGCTTCAAACTTTCGGGATTCTTGGCGGCACCGCGCAGCTCGGCGACCTTGAGCAAATCCATGAACATGGCTTCGGCGTTATCGCCGTGGCCCTCGCCGTGGCCACCCTGCGCCATGACGGTTTCAATGCCGAACTTCATGCGCGCCAGGTACGGCGTGACGGCCTCGGCTTCGTGCATATCGCGCAGCACGCTGTACGACTCTTTCAGCAGCTTCAGGTTCTCGGTCGCACTGGAACCCATGATGTCCATGCCGCGGGAGAACTTCACGGCATCGGTGACCATAGCGTCACCCACGCCCATAGCGCGCAACTGAGCCGTTTGCATCTGGAAGGCCTTTGCCTCTTCGATCACCGGGCCCAGTCCGCCGAGTAAGCGCTTGCCCGTCTCCATCGTGGCGAAGCCGCCCACGGCCAGGTGCGCGCCGGTTGCCTGCGATCGCTGGAACGCCTGGCGCGCGGCGCCCATGCGCTGCTGTTGCGCCGAGATTTGCTGCAAGCGGCGCTGCTGTTCGCCCATCTGCCGCGTGGTGGCGGCCATGGAGTCACGGAGCTGCCGCTCGTGCTGGCTTAGGTTCCGGGTATTCACGCCCGTCGCTGCTAGGCCTTCGCGCATCCGCTGAAGCCGCTGCACGTTCGTTTGGTACTGCCGACCCAACAGGTCGGCCTGCCGCTTGGCGGCGGCGAACTCGCGCTGCTGGGCGCGGGTGGGTGACACCGTCCCGGCAATGCCCTTGCCCAGTTCGGTGGCGCGCTTGCGCGCGTCGCCGAGTTGCGTGGCGAGCTGTCGCGTGCCCGTTTTTAGGTCGCGAAAGCCCTTCAAGTCATCTTGCGCCTTTTGCAACTCCTTCAGGCGCTGGCGAGTGTCGCGCAACGCCTTGGATGCAGCGGAGGAACCGCCGACGATGGAGCGCAGTGGTGCAGTGGCTTTGTCGACGGCGTCCAGCAGGACGCGTAGCTTCAGGTCCATTAATCCTCCACACCGTTGCGGATGCGCGCCTGTTCACGCCATTCCATGAGTTCCGACAAGTCCATGCCATTCATCGCCGTGGGGTCCCAATGGAACACGACGGCGATGTCTGCCATGGCCAGCTCTACGCTGGCTGGAATTCCTCGCGGCTCGCTCTCGTCAACAAAAAAGAGACCACCTTCATGCCGAACTGGGTGATGTCGGCCGGATCCAAGTTGGCCACTTCCATCTTGGTGAGGGCCGGGGAGGTGATGCGGGGCAGCACAACTTCCAGCGCGGAGACGTCCATATGCAGCAGGTTGACCAGCTGCGTGCCGCGCAGCTCGCCGGACTTGGGCTTGCGTACGTCAACAGACGTGATGAGGCTTTCGCCGCGCTTGATCGGCTCTTCGAGATCCACTGTTTCGGTGGTGCGTTCGGTCATGGCGAATTCCTAAAGGGAAAGAGGGAGCGATGGCCCCGGCGAACCGGGGCGGCGTCGTGGGGGAGGGCGTTACCAGTGGCCCATCGCGCGGCGTTCTGCGGCCAGGCGATCGACGCCGCCGACAACGAAGACGCTGTTGAGAATGTCGATTTCAATCTCGACGATGCCGTTAACGCTCAGCTTGTAGAACGTCGCGCGAAAGTTGTACTTGTGCTCGGTATCCGCACCGGTTTTGCTGTCGCCAAAGTCCAGCTCGGTGTAGCGACCGCGCACGACGACTTCCACGGCGTCATAACTGCCGGTGTCTTCGGCCTGGTACGCGCCGGCAAAGCGCAACATCACGCCGTTGACGGCCGCGATGCCGTACGTGCGCAAAGCGCTGCGCAACATGCCGCCCGCCGACAGGGCCAGCTCGAGCTTTTCCTGGCCCACGTCAATGCCGATGTCGCCCGCCATACCGGCGCCGCGCCATTCCTCAATTTTGCGGGTGAGTTTCGGCAGCGTGACGCTGTTCACCTGGCCGATCCACGATTCGCCGTTCTGGAAGACGTCGAAGTTCTTGAGTTTTTTGGGGAGTCCCATAAGGCGTGTCCTCGAAGTGAAAGGGGAGGGGCCGGCGGCCTGGCCGCCGGCATGCATCAGGCTTGATTCGTGGTCATGACGGCGGCGACCAGGTCGGCGACGTACACGTCGGTGAAGGTCTGACGAAGCGTCAGATCTTCGAGCGGCGGCACCGGCGTGTAGTCGTAGGACAGGGCAAGTTTCCCGGCCATCAACGAGCCCGCCTCGTTCAGGTCGGGATCGAACCAGCACTTTCCGCCGAGCAGGAAGCCTTGCTTCGTCAGCTCGCGCAGCTTGGCGTTGATCGACTCGACGATATCGCGCACGAGACTGGCGTGCATGGGCTTGTCGGCATACTCAAAGACACCGTCGCCCACGGTGCGCTTGATGACCTGCGCGGTGCGTGTGTAGCTCTCGAAAATGAACTCGTCCTTGGCGCAGGTACGCAGACCCCAAAAGCGGAAGCCATTGCGCTGGATCAGCGTCGTGATTCCCGCTTCGTTGAGGATGTCGGCGTCAGTGCCTTCGGCCAGGTGGTCAAAATAGACGTCCGCGTTGATGCCCATCGGGCCGTTGACCGGCACGTTCGAGAGACAGCGGTGCCAGCCGATGTCCTGGTCGATCTTGGCGCGAAGAGCGAGCGCCATGGCGATGGTGAGGGCCTTGGCCTCGGCGTTTGCTTCCAGATCCCACGCGGTGAAATCCGGCCAGATCAGCATGAGTTCGCGAGCGCTGAAGCCCTGGCGGTAGCCCTTGGCATCGACAAGGGTGGCGGCGTTGTCGCACGAGGCGTAGGCAAAGGCGCCGAGCTTCTGGGTGATCGACACGAGCGCCGTGGTGACTGCTTTGGTGTCCAGACCAGGTACGCCGAGAATCAAAGGGCGCACGCCGGTGCGTTGTTCGGCTGTGAGTAGCGCCTGCAGGCCGGTGTAACGGCCCGTGTCGTTGATCGTGCCGATAATGTTCGAGGTCGCCTCCGCTTCGTCCTCGCCTTCATCAACGCGGACAATCACGACCGGGCACGTCACGATGTCTTTGATGCGTTGTAGTGACTTGGCCAGGGTGCCCTTCGTGCCAGCCTTGGCCAGAGCCAGTGCGGGGCGCGTAAACAGCACGGGGGTATCGAGCGGGAAGGCCTTGGGGTCGGCGTCGCTGGCCGTGCAGACCAGGCCAATGACCGCCGTAGAGGTCGAGGGAAGCGAAAGCGGCACGGCGCTGTCTTCGGGGACGCGGGCGCCGTGGTGGTAGGAAGGGGCCATGATTAATCCTCGTTAGTGGCGGATGCGTGGGAGGGCTCGGGTTCGGCCGTGTCGACAAGCCAGGACAGTGCGACGGCATCCCATCGCAGTGCTTGGTTGGCGAGCAGTCGCGGCGGCGGTGCAGCGGTGAGTGCGGGCGATAGCGCTTCGCCAACCGCAAGACGGTGTGAACTGAGATGGCCGGTGGCGACCTCGTACAGCGCAGTGCTGCTGTAGTCGGGGATCGACTCCCAACGATCGCGCGCCCAGCGCGACGCCCTGCTCGCGCCAGGAGCGTGTTGAGGTGGCGCCAGTACCGTGAGCGATGCCGGTGGCGACTCGGCGAGCGCGAGCGCGTTGATCACCGGGCGCGCCGTCTCCTTGTCCCACAACATGGCCCCGCGGAAGTCGTCGACTATCTCCCACGCATCGCCCGCATCGTTGAGGCGTACCTTTTGACGGGGACCAGCCTTTCTCTTGGGAGCGAAGGCGACGACGTTCGCGGGGAGAAAGTACGTGCCCTCCATCGGCGCCAGGTGGACCTGCACGGGTCCAATGAACTCGCGCGTTTTGGGGTCGAAGGCGAAGGCACTCTTGGTCGACGGGAGCTTCTTGGTTGCCATGCTCTGGGCTCAGTAGGCGATGTAGTGCATGAGAAAGACGCCGGCCGGCAGGTTGTCGGTCGCGCCGCTTTCCAACACGTTGACGGTGTGCGAGTGGCCGCCGGCCGCCGCGATGTCGAGGCTGTGTGCGTGATCGCCTACGCCGCCGATGGAGATGGTGTGGACATGCCACCCAGCGCCATTCATGCCGATGTTGTGGCCGTGGTTACCCGCACCGCTGGTACCGAAATAGTGGTTGTGGTTACCGGCCGCATCCGTCCAAACGTCGATGCGGTTGGGTGTCGGCGAACCACCGGCGCCACCGACGGCGCCGCCGGCCGGAATGTTGTGCGTAAGGTGCTGATGTTGGCCCGCTTCGTTCGTCCAGCCGTCGTGGCCATGCCAGCCCTGGACGTCGGTCCAGGCGTCATGCGCGTGGTTACCCTCGCCACTGCTGCTGGCAGAGTGGCTATGGGTGCCGGCGCCACCCATGGTCGGCGTATGACGATGGTCGGCGACGGTGCTGGTGGCTGTGCCGTGGGTGTGACTCAACACGGTACCGGCGCTGTAGGTACCCACTTTCTTGGCATCGGTGGTGACCTTGATCGCCGTGCCTTCCTTGAAACCAGGCACGTTGAACGTGGTGCTGCCATCGCCATTGCCGTAGATCGTGCCAATAGCATTGAAGAGGGCGGGGTATGCCGATCGCGAGTACGCCTTGCCGTCGCAGGGGAGCGTACCGACTGGCGTGGCGATGCCCGCAAAGACGATGATTTGACCGGGAATGAGCGGCGACGGCGCGTTCGTCATGTTGCGGTAGTCGAGATAGAACGCGCCCTCCTTGCCGTCCAGCAGGTCAGCGTCCAGCCCGTTGCCGTGTCCCGGGTCGTACTGCGCGGCGCCACGAATGCCCAGCGCGGTGCACAGCGCCGAGACGCTCGGCTTGAGCAGAAGCGACTTGAAGAACGTCGTCGGGGCGCCGGTGCCGAGTCGATCATTCAGCGCGGCCAGCAGCGCCCTGGGCGTGACGGCGCGCACGTTGTCCGTACCGGCCACGGCGTCGGTGTCGCTGGCGAGCTTGACCACGCCGAGCATATCGACGGTTGCTGCCGGGTTGTTGAAGTTGGTGTCGCCGAAGATGATTTGATCGGCGGTGACTTCAAGGAATTGGATATCTGCCGCCAGCTGCATGATGGACTGGGCGGACTTTTCGACAATTACGCCCGTCTGCCCGTACGACGCAAAGAGCGTCCCATCGGTCAAGTACAGACCGAAGCCCCGGACGGTGTACACGTCGGCGCCGGCGTCGCTGACGGTGACATGGATCGTGTCGGCCGCGGTGGCGCCGCCCTTGATCGTGCTGACCCGCTTGATTTCGTTGGGAAGTGGCTGGCCAGATGTGAAAGCGGTGGCGGTGAGGCCGACTGTGGCGATGCGAACGGCGCTTGTGCCATCTCCGGAGGCATTGCGTAGAGCGGCCCGGCCGGCGATCGTAACAGTAAAAACGAAGGCCATATCAGGCAACTCCCGTGAACTGCAGATGCGCGTAGGCGACCGCACGGCCGGCGGCACGGAGTCCGACGTGGCCTTTTGCGGTGATGCCTTGTGTGAAGGTGAAGTGGTCGCGCGCCGATTTGGTGCGACGAACTTCCGCGACGATGTCGTCGACGAACTGGGCCGACGTGTCCTGGTCGACACCATCGGCAACGGTGAGCACGAGCATGAAGGTGTAGGGCTCACCTTCCGGTTCCATCTCGAACCAGGGGCGCACCGTGACGTGTCCACCAAACGACGCGACGACGTCTTCAACGGACTGCTGCGTTCCCTTGCGCCGGGCAATCTCGATGGCATGACGTACGCGCGAGCGCTTCACTGCCTCTGACCAATAAGACTTCCACGAGCGCACGCCCAGCGACCAGGCGAGCCACGGCAGCAGGTTCAGCGGGATCGTGTCGGGATTACACAAGGTGGCCAGCGGCGACCGCACGGCCAACATGTCGGCGCACACTTCGGCAAAGGCGCGCTCCATGGCCGTGGCGTTGGGTGGCAACAGGCTACGCACCGACACCACCCGGACGGACGTCCACGTCCGTGCAATAACCGGCGTGGGTGTCGTCCATGACGAGCGTGGCGGCCGGCACGAGGTCGAGCACGTCCTGCACGCCTGGCACCTTCAGGGAGGCGAACAGACCGGACAGGGTGATGCTTCGGCCGATCCTGCGCGACTCTGCCAAGAACGCCTGCAGCTTGGTTAGCGCCGTTTCGAGCACGACATCGGGATCGGGGCCGGCGTAGAACTTGAGAAGGGCGGAGACAGTGAACGGCACGATGATGACCGACTGCACGATGACCTTGTCGGTCGTCGGGCGCACCGCCTTAGCGTTGACGTAGGTGCGCACGGTGGCCAGTAGCTCGTCTGACGCGGTGCCGTCGCCGATGCGAGACATGATCGAAATCAGCACGGTTCCCGGCGCGGGCGTACTCACCCTGGCATCGAGCACTAGGCCCGACGCGCTGCGTGCGTGGAACTCGTAAGCCTCGTCCGGTCCCGCTACGGAATAGCCCGTGGGTGCGAGCTGGCAGCGGTAGCGCAAGTCGTCCTCGGACTCCCACACCGCGTCGATGTCGAGTTCGGGAATGGCCGGGCTGATGAGCAGCCGCTCAACGCCAAGATTGGCCGCCCAGTTAATCAGGTCGTTGCCTTTCGCTGTGGCCAGGAAGCAGGCGCGTGCGTCGTCGTTCTTCTTTTGGCGTTCCTGCATGACGATGTACGCCAGTACTTGCAGATTTTTCCGGATGGGGTCCGATTCCACCGTCGCGCTATAGGCGGGCCACTTCTCCCGCATCTTGGCCTCCGCCATGGCGAGAAGCGTCTCGTATTCGAGCCTTTCCACGACGTCGGGCGGTGGCAGCTGGTCGAGCTGGATAACGTCGGTCATGCGCGATTTCCTGAGAATTCGACAGGTACCGCCAAGCTCAGCGCGTCGCCGTTGTCGGTGCGGGTGCCGGCCACTTCGAGCACCCAACGGCCATTCATGGCATCGAGCGCGGATAGCGCGACGCGTTGCAGCGTGATGCGTGGCTCCCAGCGCATCAGGGCGGTGGCGGTGGCCGCGTAGAGACGCACGAGTGTGCTGCTGTTGGCGGGGGCGTCGATCAGCTCGGGCACCTCGCTGCCGTACTGGCGGCGCATGACTCGCGTGCCCAGTGGCGTGGTCATGATGTCCGCGATGGATTGCGCCAGATGCGCGTCACCTTCGAGCGGTGCGCCCGTCGTGGCATTCATACCCCTCACGGAACCGGCTTCCCACTGACGCCACTGCCGGGCTGCACCTTGTCGTGGGGGTGGTTGACCAGGCTGATATTTCCAGCCTTCACGTCGCTATTGCTGGTGATGGTCTCGCTGGCATGCAGCGTGCTGTCGACGGTGACTTCCTTGGATACGTGGAGCTTGCCGTCCACGTCTACGTCGCCGCGAAGGGTGAAGCCGTCGGGGGCGGTCAGCTCGACCTTTCCGCCCGCCGGGAGCGTGCCCTTGAGTAGGTGCGCCGCGGCGTCGTAGAGCAGCACCGCGCCGTCGCCGAAGGCGAGCAGGACGTTGTCTGGATTGGCGTCGGTCGGGATATCGTTGGCGCTGGAAAAAAGAGACGGCAGGACCACGGCTGCCGCAAGGTTGCCGTTGGGGGATAGCACGATGACCTGTTCACCCATGTCGGGTGGCGACCAAGACTTGGTTTTGCCTGCGCGTCCCGTCAGCCACGGCAGGGGTGCGGTCGTATTGCCACCGACCTTGACGCGTACACGCTTGCCCACGACGGCGGAAACGGTGCCGTAGCGGATGAGGTTGGTGAGGATGCGCAGGACGTCATCGGACATGCCCGTCATGCTGCGGATTGCGCTTCTTGATCGCAGCTCGCGTGCGTTCTGTACAGAGGGGCTTAGAACAATCAGCCGTGCAGGTGGGTAAGCAAGAGGTCGCGCACCATCACGCGATCGGCCGCACTGAAGCCCAGCAGCGGACGCGCGGGATAGCGGGCGACCGGTCCACCGGGTGAAACGCGATCATCGCCACCGTCCTGGTGCACGCGTGCCAGGCGAGCGACACGGCCGAAGAAGCCGACCTCGGCCCCTTCCGCGGTCACGTTCGCTTTGAGCCAACGGGCGGTGCGTAGCTTCACGAACATCGCGTCTTTGCGGCGCCGGATGGCGCCGCGCTTTTCGCGCAGCGACGACGAGCCCTTGCGCGCGGGGAACGGCGAACCATCCGGAGACGTTTGCGCGGCGATGCGGCGCTGTTGCGAGCGGCGAAGCGCGATCGCAATTGAGCGCGCGACCTGGCGCCTTGCTGCGGGCGTGAGTTTGGCCAATAACGGCGCCGCCCACTGTTCGAGCTGGTCTAGCGCCTCTGCCATAGCCAGTCCGCCGTGGGGTCCGCCGGCGGTTCGGGCGGATGCTGATACGGTGCGCCGCCGTTGGTGGCGTCGACGGCCTCAGTCAGGTCGATCTCGATCGACACGTCGGCCAGCTCGCTCGTCATCAGTTCGCACTCGAAGCGGATGGCCCGCTGTCGCGCCTCTGCGTTCTTGAGCACGTCGGGCTGATGCTTGGCCACCCACCCAACGATCACGCCGGCCAGGTTGTCCATGTCGCCGGCGAAGTCTTGCAGGATCACGGTCACCTGGTAGGCGTATTCCCATCCCGCACCCGGCGCTCCCGTGGCACGGATCTGCCCCCGCTCCACAAAGATCGACAGGCGTTGGGGATCGGCCGCGACGTCGGGCAAAGCGGCGAGCAGGGCGGCACGTAGGCTCGCCGGCTTGATCATGGGGTGGCGTCCTCAAGGGTCGCGCGCTGCTGTACCCACTCCTGTAATGCGCTCAGTTGCTCAGCGGTTTCGTGGCAGGTGCCGTAGTTGTCGACAATGACGGCGATGGCTCTAGAGGCTTCAACGGGCGAGCCGGACGCATCAGCGGCTCGGGGGGCAGGTAGCCCGGGCAGACCTGCCGCGGCCGCGTCATGCACCCGGACAAAGCCAACAGGGAGAGGATACAAATGGTCCATGGTCGGTGTGACATAGGTGGGGATCTCCCGTAGCAGGGTTTGCGTGGTGTCGTGGACGACGCGAACGCGGTCGACGAACTGGGTGACGGTGCGCTCGTTGAGCTTGGCCGCCGATGCTTCGAAGCCGGCGGCAATCGCCTGGCTTTGGGCATTCGCCAGCTGGAGAACAAGCGCACCGGCGCGATGGTGTTGCCAACTCGCGGCGCCGATCGCGACGAGCAACAGCGTGCAGAGGGCAATCAATAGGGCTTTCATGCGGCCACCTGGTCGGGTAGGGCGACGTCGGACATGCGGCGGCGCGCGACCTCCGCATTGACGGCATCAAGCTCGGCACCCACGAACCGACGCCCTTCGAGCAGTGCCGCCACGCCAGTCGTGCCGGAGCCGGCGAACGGATCGAGCACCACGCCACCGGGCGGACAGCAGCGGACGATTTCCTGCATGAGCTTGGTGGGCTTGCCCGTGATGTGGTGTTTGTCGGCTTGGCGGACGGACTCGACGTGGTAGCCCGGCAGATAGCCAACGTCCTCGCGCGGTGGCATGTCGCCGTTGCTTCCCCACACGGCGAACTCGGCACCGTTGCGGAACCGGCCAGGGCCGTTCGGGCGGCCCGCCGGCTTGAGCCAGGGAAAAATGCCGCGCCAGGTGGCACCGGCGGTTTGCAGGGCGTCGGTGGTGCTGGGCAGTTGTCGCCAATCTGTGAATAGGACGATGGGCGCGCCAGGTTTGGCGATGCGTAGGCATTCCGACAACCACAGCGTGACCCAAAGCGTCCAGCTGCGCTGGTCGCGATTGTCCCCGCTGAAGTTACGGTGCTCGCGCTTGACGTCGTTGCCCACGTACTTGGCGACCGTCGACTTTTGCGTGCGTGCCGACATATGCAGGCCGCCGGAGCTGTACGGTGGATCGGTAATGACGGCGTCGACGCTGGCGTCGGGAAGCGTGCGCAGGAAGGCGAGCGACTCGCCCTGGTGCAGTTCGAACAAGGTCACGCGTTACATCTCCACACGGTTGAGCACCCAACCAAAGAGGTACTTGCGCTGGGTGGGTTTGGCTTCGGTAATCTCGAGGTAGCGGGTTGCTTGGATGCCGTTGAGTCCGCGCATCAACACCGTGATGCCTTGCGGACCACGCCAGCGCACGAACGCACGTAGGGCATCGAGCGAGACGGGGCCGATACGGCCGTCGACGTGTAGATCGCCGTAACGACTGCCGGTGTCGTTGAAGCCATTGAGCCAGCGCTGCAGGAACATGGCCGCCACGGCGGTACCCATGTTCACGCCGGTGTCGATCAGCTCGGCGCCGATGTTGGGCTCGATGTAAACCACATCGCCGAAGCGCGGCTCGTCGATGTAGCGCTTCCGGTAGATGGCGCGGGCGACGACTTCGGGGAGGTCTTTCATGGCCCCGGTGTAGCCGTTGGCGCGAGCGACCGCGATGGTGATCCCCCAGCGCGTTTCCTTGCCGGCGTCGCTGGGGTCGTTGGTGTACTTGTCGCCGCCTTCCGCGACAAGCACGTCGTCGATGATTTTCTCGATGCGCTGTTCGGGCAAGAGGATCATGGCGAGAACCTCCGCCACAGCCACCGGCAGAGGTTGGCCTGCCATCGCGTCGCGTGGGCGATATCGCCGCGATGGGCAACGATCAGCACCGCATAGGCGACCGAAAGCAGCGCCGTCACTGCGCCCGGTGGCGGAATCAGTCCGCACAGAATCTTGACGATGGTGCCGGCGCAGCCGATGGCGATGAACCAGGCGAGCCAGGCATAAAGCGGCGCGTGTCGCGAGCGGCCGCGACGGTAAGTAAGCAGGCTCACCGCGATGGCCGTGCAGGCGATCAGCTGCAAGATGGGCCACAGGCCGAGCGAGGCGAAGAAGGTCAGTGGGTGCATGTGGTCAGGCTCCGCGCTTGGGGAAGATGGACGAGAAGTCCAAGGACTTGATGCGCTCAATGG